GGCATTCATCCCTCCACTGTATATTCCAGACTAAGCCGAGGAATATCATTAGTCGAGGCACTAACGAACAGAATCATGACTAACTCAGAATCAGCTAAACGCAACAAGAAAAGATGTTGTTGGGGTCTTAAATGATTGAAAACATTGAGGAAGTAGTTAAAGAGATACGCAATCGCATTGAAAGAACAGAGCGTATGGCAGGTATCATGCCTGTACCTTGGTTGCCCATCAAAAAGAAACAGACTCGTAAGAAGCGAGTTGCTAAGGTAGTGAAGGGTAGTGATGCCTAGAGGATCAAAACCAGGTGAGCGCAGGGGCGGTAGGCAGAAGGGTACGCCTAACAAAAAGTCACAAGACGTTCAGGCAATGCTAGACAAGATGGGCTGCAACCCTCTTGAGGGTATGGCTCAAATAGCACAGGAGGCACTAGAGGAAGGTGATCGCACTCTTGCTGGTCAGATGTATAAAGAACTTGCTCAGTACGTTGCTCCAAAACGTAAGGCGGTTGAGATGACAGGAGATGCAGGTGGTCCAATCGAGGTCACTTGGGCAGGTGAGTTAGCAGTAACCGAAGAATGATAGTCATCCCTTATGATCCACGCCCTCTACAGATGGAAATCCATCGAGAGTTAAAGCGTTGGAACGTGATGGTATGTCACAGGCGATTCGGTAAGACAGTTCTTGCTATTAACGAGCTAGTCAGAAGAGCATTACTGAACAAGAAGAAGGCTCCCAGATATGCTTACTTTGCTCCATTACTCAGGCAGGCTAAGGACATTGCTTGGGATTACGTCAAAGAGTTCACGCTTCCTATTCCTGGAGTCAAGTACAACGAAGCAGAACTCAGATGTGATCTCCCTAACGGAGCAAGGATCACCCTCTATGGCGTAGATCGTTCACTGGATACTCTTCGTGGAAACTACTTTGATGGCTGTATCCTAGACGAATACGCTCAGATGCCTCCTAGAATATGGGAAGTATTGGCTCCTGCTCTTGCAGATCGTAAGGGCTGGGTAGTAGTGATAGGAACACCAATGGGACGTAACGCCTTCTATGATCTCTACCAAATGGCGCAAGAGAATGATGATTGGTACGCGGCAATGTTCAAAGCCAGCGAGACTAACGTACTAGATCCAGATGAATTAGTTATTCAGAAACGCACTCTATCGCCAGAACAGTTCGCACAGGAGTATGAATGTTCGTGGAGTGCTGCCGTCCAGGGTGCTTACTATTCCAAATACATAGAACAGGCTAGAGCAGACAAGAGGATCACGGATGTTCCAATCGATCCTTCGCTGCCAGTGCATACCTTCTGGGATCTAGGTGTAAGTGATGCTACAAGTATCTGGATGGTGCAACCAGCAGGGTTAGAGCTAAGGGTGGTGGCGTACTATGAGAACAACAATGAGAGTCTCCAGCATTATATTAACTACCTTCATGATTTCCGTGATAAGCATAATATTACTTTTGGAGATCATTTTGCGCCACATGATATTAAGGTTAGGGAGTTGACAAATGGAAAGTCTCGGCTAGAAACAGCAAGAGCAATGGGTATTCGGTTCAGGATAACTCCGAATATCAAGATAATGGATGGTATCGAGGCAGCAAGACGAATACTGCCAAGATGCTGGTTTGATGAGAAGCGATGCTCAGAAGGGATAAATGCACTACAGAACTATCGTGCTGAATATGACGATAAGAAAAAGATCTATCGTGACAAGCCACTACATGACTGGTCCTCTCACGCTTCCGATGCTTTCCGATACTTCGCTGTGGCATGGAGAGACAGAAGGGAAAGGAACAGTAAGCCAGTGCAAGCGGATCTATCCTGGCTAAATGACAGAGCGGCATGAGATTGATTGGTGGGTTGCTTTCGCAGATACAGGAACTTGGACATGGTGGGATCTGGTCACAAGGAAAGGGTATAGGCATTGTTTCGCTTTTAGATGGGATGGGTTCAATTGGATATTAGTGGATCCAATGTCCTGTTGGTTAGAGGTACAGGTGATGCCTTATGGTCCAGATGAAGATGTACCAAAGAAGATGGAAGAGTTAGGGCATGAGGTCTTGTATGTCAGATCTTCGAGGGAGAATAGGTTTTTATGGCGAGGTGTACTTACCTGCATAACGGTAATCAAACATCTCTTAGGATTAAGGGCGTGGTATGTAATCACGCCTTATCAACTAAAGAAGTATCTTTGTAAGGAGAAGTAAAATGGCTAGTCTATTTGGTGGTGGTGGTGGCGTTCCAGAGAAGTCAGAGGCAGAGAAAGAAGCAGAGGCAGATCGTGATCGTCAGTTGCGTGCAGAAAGAGCAGCAAAGGCGAAGCGTCAGGCAGCAGGAGTAAGGCGCAGACGTGGACGCTCCCTGCTCATTTCTGGTGAAGAGAAAGGATTGTCTGAAACTCTAGGGGGCTAATATGCCTAAGTACAGTAAACAGGGCGTAGACAGCCTTATAAAGCGATTTGAGGCTTCTAAAGTCCACAGGGAGTATTGGGTATCTCATTGGAGAGAGTGCTATGAGCAGGCTCTACCGCAACGAGAGACGGTATCCCTGCATCAGCCTGGAGCCAAGAAGAACACTACGATCTATGATTCAACCGCATTAGTGGCAACACAGCGGTTTGCATCAAGGTTGCAGTCAACCCTCGTTCCTCCCTTCAAGCAATGGGCAAAGCTAGAGGCTGGATCTGTTATTCCCAAAGATCAGACAGGGGAAATCAATCAGCAACTAGAAGAGATGTCAGAGATTATGTTCTCTCACATCAATCAGTCTAATCTAGCAACAGAGGCGAATGAGGCATTTCTTGATCTAGCGGTTGGTACTGGTGCGCTTCTACTTGAGGAAGGAACAGATGGCAATCTGCTTAAATTTACAGCAGTTCCACTATCTGAGCTGATTGTTGAGGAAGGTCCTCATGGTACGATTGAGACCGTGTTCCGCGAACACTCAATGCCAGCAAGGAACATTGAGCGCACTTGGGCAAACGGCAAGCCTTCTGACCAGGTTAAACGTCAAATAGAGGAGAAGCCTGATACTCTAGTCGAGTTGATCGAGGGAACAATCTTTAATCCAGATAAGCAGACGTATGAGTTCGTTGTCATTGAGGCAGCAACTAAGCACGTTGTTTGGGAGGATTACTTTGATGTTTCTCCGTGGATTGTATTCAGATGGTCTAAAGTAGCAGGTGAGCGTTATGGGCGTGGTCCTATCATGTCTGCTCTACCGGACATCAAGACTCTGAATCTGGTTGCCAAGTATGTTCTCAAGAACGCAGAGAAATCTATTGCAGGTGTCTATGTTGGTGTAGACGATGGAGTTCTTAATCCTTGGACGGTAAAGATTGCACCTGGAGTTGTTATTCCAGTGGCAGCAGAGGGTTCATTGAGTCCGCTACCTTCTGCTGGTGACTTCAATGTGTCTCAGTTCGTAATGGAAGATCTGAAAGAATCTATCCGCAAGGCTCTCTTTTACGATCAACTAGGACCAGTAGCAGGACCAACCAAGTCAGCAACAGAGATTGCAATCCGTCAGCAGGAGTTGATGAGTGATATTGGCTCATCCTTTGGACGCTTGCAGACAGAATTCATCACAAAACTGGTGCGTAGATCCATTGATATTCTCAAGCGCAACGGCATTGTCCCTGATGTACAGGTAGATGGTAAGGCTATTGAGGTTCGTGTTATTTCTCCTCTTGCTAGAGCGCAGGACATGGAGGATATATCTAATCTTGGTCAGTTTATTCAGATGGCTTCACTTGCAGGACCAGAGGCAACCGCTCTTGGTGTTGATCTTGAGGCTATTCCAGAGTGGATCGGCAAGAAGATGGGTATTGATCTGGATCTTCTAAGAACTCCAGCACAGCGAGAAGAGATGAAGCAACAGGCTATGCAAGCACAGTTGGCGGCTCAGGCTGTTCAAGAGGGAGGTCTACAGGCTGTAGCATGACAGATCTAGCAGAAGCTAAGGAAAGAGCAAAGGAGATCGACTACCTGATTCGTACAGTGTTTGGTACGGAAGAGGGTAAGCGGTTGATGTCATACCTGGAGGATAGGTTTCTAATGAAGCCAGTATGTCCAACAGGATCTAAAGAGGGGCATGGATATTGGCGAGAGGGTCAGAATGATCTTATTCGTCAGTTCCGTGCTGCAATCAAAAGGGCAGAAATGGGAGCGTATGAATGACAGAAGAAACACTATTGGATACAGCGGAATCAGAAGAGGTTACGGCAGAGCAAGGTGAGATATGGCACTTGGCAGAAGATGTAACTGGTACTGGTGATGCTCCCGATTGGTTCAAATCTGAAAAATATAAGACAGTAGCGGATCAAGCAAAGGCATATGCAGGATTGGAGTCTAAGTTAGGCTCTTTCACAGGCGCACCAGAAGATGGTTATCAGGTAGAGTTGCCAGAGGGTTTCGAGGGCTATACTGTTCCAGATGATGATCCAATGATGAATGCCTTTAACGAGACAGCGCAGGAGTTAGGGATAAGCCAGGAAGGGTATACCAAACTATTCCAGTTGTACGTTAATGGAGTAATGCAGGCAGACCAGGCTTCCAGAGACCAGGAGTTGCAAAACATTGGTCCTGATGCAACACAGCGCATCACTGATATGGTCAAGTGGGGCAAAGCTAACCTGGATGAGAACGAGTTTAATACATTGCAGGGTCTAGCCACTACAGCAGACGGATTCTCTCTATTGGAGAAAATGCGTTCGATGTCCAGAGAAACCCAAGTAACTGCTCCAGATCAGACATCTACCGTGTCTGTAATGACAGAGCAGAAACTACAGGAACTAATGGCAGATCCACGCTATTACGAATCTCCAACCTACCGCTCCGAAGTAGAGCAGAAGTTCAGAGAGTTCTATGGCAATGCTCCAGCAAACAGGATCATGCAATAAACAGTTGACTCAATTTTATTTTTCGCTATACATGACATAAATGGTAGCAATACCAACCTCATAATGCGGATACCTCCTATGGGAGCCTGTAAAGTGAGGACCAACGGGATCAGGTTAAAGATCCTAGATTCGGTCCGTGCTTTACGGGAACCCGAATTGCAAGAGAGTAATTTTAACTTGTAACTAGGAGACTCGAAAATGAGTATCAATCTTTCAAGTGCGGCGGCTGCACAATTTGATGCAGAAGTTAAGCACGCTTTCCAGACTGCTGGAAAACTTCGCCCTACCGTACGAACCCGTACTGGTGTAGTTGGCGATACCCACTACTTCCGTAAGATGGGCAAAGGACTCGCTAACCAGAAGGCTAGTCAGTCTGATGTCACTCCAATGGACATCTCTCACAGCAAGATCACCTGTTCTCTTGAGAACTGGCTTGCTCCTGAATATACTGACATCTTCGATGCTGCCGAGGTCAACTTTGATGAGCGTGTAGAACTTGCTCAGACAATTGCTGGCGCAATGGGTCGCAGAATGGATCAGTTGGTTCTTGATAATCTGACTGCTGGTACTACTATCGCTAATGGCGGTACTAACATGACTCTTGCCAAGATCACCCAGACCTCCCGTGTTCTGAATGACGCTGGTGTACCTTCTGGTGATCGTGTAATGGTATGTTCTGCTCAGGCTATCGAGAAGATGATGAACACCTCTGGCATTACTAGCGCAGACTATAATGCTCTTCGTGTTCTGATGTCCGGTCAGATCGACACCTTTATGGGGTTCAATTGGGTAATGATGGAGAGTCGTACTGAGGGTGGTCTTGCCAAGGCTGGCAACATCCGTGATTGTTTCGCTTTCCATAAGTCCTCAGTTGGTCTTGCTATTGGTATCGACATCTCTACCGAGGTGAACTATGTACCGTCTAAAACTTCCTGGTTGTCTACAGGTAAGATGAAGTCTGGTGCTGCAACCATCGACTCTGACGGTATCGTTAAAGTCCAAATTGACGAATCTGCATAAGGAGAATAGTTATGGCTTTCGCAAGAGCAAATCTGAACCTGTCCTCTTCTGGTGCTGCTGACGCTCCAAAGATCTGGACTTATAAGTCTGCTGATGCAATCGCAACAGTCAACACAAGTGGCTACTTTAATAGTGCTACTCTTGAGTTGAATGTAGGCGATATGATCTATTGTTATGACACTGCAACTCCTACTGCTTCACTGGTAGTTGTTTTGTCTAATGCCAGTAGCGTGGTTGATGTATCTGACGGTACAGCAATCTCCGTAGCTGACGCAGACTAAGTTGTACTCCCCCTCTTCGGAGGGGGGTTTACTATAGGGGCTGTTAATGGCTACAGTAAATACCTATTCAAAGATTGATATCACCTCTAACGCACTCCTGCTTATTGGTGAAAATGCAATCTCAAGTTTCACAGAAGATACAACAGGGGCATTGATCGCCTCTAACCTTTATGAGCAGACATACGAAGATCTGCTAACTAAGCATCCTTGGAGATTCGCATCAGCAAAGGCTAGTCTTTCCAGGCTAACTGCAACTCCAGTAGATACATGGGATTATTCCTTTCAATTGCCCTCTAATTTCCTGCTAGTTCAGCATGTAGATACAGGCAATACAGATTTTGAGATTTATCAGGACAAGATCTATTCCGATCAATCTTCATTGGTTCTGGATTATCTATTTAAGCCTGATGAGTCAGAACTTCCAGCATATTTCATTAAATTGATGGAATACACATTCGCATCTTTGTTTTCCATCCCTGTAACGGATTCTGCAACAAAGGCAGAGTATTTCCAGGGACTAGCAAAAGACCAGTTGATTAAGAGTAAGACCATTGATTCTCAGGCTACGCCTCCAGTGGAGTTCCAACATTCACCATTGACTGAGATTCGTGCCTGATGCCACGCACTATATCAGCGCAAACATCATTTACGGCTGGTGAGTTAGATCCGCGTCTAACTGCCCGTCATGATTATGATGGTTATTATAAGGGTGCTGAGACTCTAACCAACGTGATATGCCTTCCCCAGGGGGGGATTAAGCGTAGACCAGGGTTGAAATATATCGCTACTCACACTGAGTCTGCGGTGCGTATGGTGACATTTGAGTTCTCAACTACTCAGACTTATCTCTTGGTCTTTGTAAATGCAAAGATGTATGTCTATAAGGATGGAGTTCTACAGACAAACATCAATGGTTCTGGTAATGATTATCTGGTTACTCCTTGGACTACAGCACAGATCCAGGAGATGGATTGGACGCAGAGCGCGGATACATTGATTGTTGTTCATAATGCGGTTGCTCCAAGAAAGATAACCAGGGGAGCAAGTCATACCACATGGAGTATTAGCACTATCTCCTTTACGGAGTCTCCAACATATGATTTCAATCAGGATTATGACGCTTTAACCTTTACGCCTTCTGTTGCTAGTCCTGTTGGTGGCACTGTCACACTTACGGCAAGTGGTGGCACATCAATCACCACAGAACATGACAATGGAATGTTTGAAGGTAATGGTGGAATTGTACGCATTACCTCAGTGAATGTAGGCGCACAAACCTTTGCAGGAGAGATCCTAAAAGAGTTTACGAATACCAATGCCATTGACGGAGACAAGGCTTCACTAGAGGAACCTGCTTGGACATCAGAGCATGGATACCCTGGAGCAGTCACTTTCCATGAGGCAAGGCTATGGTTCTCCAATTCAACCAATCGCCCTCAGACTCTTTGGGGGTCAGTGACAGGAGACTTCTGGAACTTTGATCGTGGTATTGGAGATGATGATGATTCCATTGAGGTAACGATGGATACCGATCAGGTCAATGCTGTCAAGCATCTTGTATCTGGTCGTCATTTACAGATCTTCACTACTGGAGGCGAATTCTATGCTTCTGGTGCGCCATTACGTCCATCCTCTATCGGAGTGACAAGGCAAACAAGATTTGGTGCTATGGATAATGTGCGTCCGCTCAATATTGATGGTGCGACAATGTTTATCCAGAGAAATGGTAAGCAGGTAAGAGAGTTCCTGTTCACCTATACAGAGGACAGTTATGTGTCCACTGAGGTTAATCTTCTGGCTCCACACTTGGTAAACAGTCCTGTAGCAATGGCTGGACAATCTGGAGATGTAACCAATGAGGGCAACTATCTCTATGTAGTGAATGGGGATGGAACAGTAGCGGTATTGAATACAAACCGCTCAGAAGAGGTTACAGCCTGGACAAAGTACACCACTACCGGAACAGTCAAAGATGTTGCAGTAGTTGAGGACATTCCCTATTTCTTTATCGAGAGAACCATCAACAGTGTAACGGTCTATCATATCGAGGCACTAGACCATAGTTACTATACGGATGCGGGAATCATTGTAACCAATAGTCCTGCTAGTGCGACTGTCTCAGGTCTTGGGCATCTTGATGGAGAAGAGTGCAGAGTGAAGGCAGATGGAGCAGTGATGCCCAATGCTACGCCTTCCAGTGGATCTATTACGTTATCCCGCACGGCTTCAAGCATTGAGGTTGGATTAGGCTTTAATCCCACAATCAAGACAATGCCGGTCAATCTCAATTATGGTTCTGGTCCTATTCGCACCAGGAAGAGAAGAATAGTTAGAGCTACAGCAGTTCTTCACAATTCCACAGGTGTTTATATTGACGGAAAGGAGTTAGCAGATCGTTCATTAGGCACAGGTGTTTTGGGTGCTGCTCCAGTGGAGTTCTCAGGGGTTAAGGAAACTCCCCTATTAGGATATTCAAGAACAGCACAAGTAACAATCACACAACAAGATCCTCTTCCAATGACTCTATTGGGAGTCACTCTTGAGGTTCAGGCAACAGGATAAGGTTATGTCATTTTTATTACCAGCAGCAGGAGCAACGGCAGCGGGAACGGCGGCGGCAGGAGGAACATTGTTTGGTGCTGGAACAGTATTATCTACTCCTGTAGTTGGGGTATCTTCGGTATCTGCTCTTACATCGGCAGGAATGATGCCAGCGGCAGGAGGCTTTCTTGGATTAAGTTCTGGAATGTGGCAGGGCATGAGCGCACTAGGTCAAGGTCTATCTGCAATGCAAGCAGGAAGAGCGCAGAAACAACAGTACGCTATCCAAGCGGAACAGGCAGAACAGGCGGCAAAAGATCGTGAATTGAGCAGATTAAAGACGCTCAGACATACTCTAGCAACGCAGAGAGTTACCTTTGCGTCTAGGGGCATTTCTCCTTTTGAGGGATCTCCTGCTTCTATCGGCATGGAGTCTATGCTGAACTATCAATTAGAGCGTGGAGCAGATCTTTATAATACTAGAACTGAATTAGCACGCTTGAACCTTGCCGGAGGTTCTTCAATGGCTCAGGGATTGATTGGTGCTGCTGGAGCAGGACTTGATTACGGAGTGAGTCAGACACGTAGAGGTGGGCTAGTCTGATGCCAGAACTACCACAATATCAATTCCGACAAGGAAGGCAGACAGGGCGTGTAGATACCTCCCAAGCTCAAGCGTGGCAGACTTTATCCAATACTCTTGGACGATTCTCTCAGCAGATGAGTCAGCTCGCAGACATAGAGACAGAAGAGAAGTTCAAGGCACTAGGAACCCTAGAAGGTGCAAAAGGCGCACCAACCCTACAGGAAGGGTACACCATTGCGGATCTTGCATATAACCGTGCTGCCGTAACAAGCTATGCCGCAAGCGTAGGTCTTGAGGCGAAAGGTACAGTAGGAGAGATTGCGGCTAAGTATCAGTATGATCCAGAGGGATTTCAGAACGAATTTGACGCAACACTAAAAGGCACTCTTAGCGGTATTCAGTCTCCAGAAGTAAAGGTCATTGCAGAGCGCAAGTATCGTGAGTATGGAGTCATCCATAGCGCAACCATCCTAAAGAATCACAAAGAGAAGGTACTGGATGAAGCGTTAGCAAATACTAATACCGCTCTTGGAGCCTTAGAGATCGAGACTTATGACGCTATCCGTCAGGGTCGCACAGACTTCGTAGCACTTAAACAGCAGGAATACGCAGAGGCAATGGGTATTGCGGTTCAATCCAATTTGCTCTCTGCAACTAAGGCTCAGGAGAGGCTTCAAGATTATTACGATGAAATAGATGTCGTCACTTATGTTGCTGGCTTCAACAAGGAACTAGAGGAAGGTCGTGGTTGGGAATTCATGCAGGACTTCGCTAGTGCCAAAGAATTAGGTATTTCCGAAGATGCCAGGAGTGATGCCCTAAAGAGAATGGAAGATCTCTATAATGATTGGGACAAGCATCAAACCAGGCTGGAAAAAGATGCGACTGCTCAACTCAAAGCAGATCAAGATGTGAATGAGGCAACAATGACTGAGGCGTTATTGTCACAGCAGTACACTCCTGAAGAGTTCCGCTATCAACTGAATCAATGGCGTTCTGAGAAGATGATTAGCGAGAAAGGCTATGTAGATCTTCTCAAGGCTCTCAAGAAGGGAGAGGCATTTACTGATGATCCAGATACAGAGGCTAATCTTTGGGAATTCATGTTTGACCCATCTGTTGATGACAGTATTACCCGTCAGGCAATTGTAGAGGCTCGTAAGGATGGTCTGCTAACCACAGATACCATGAGGGCAATGTTGTCTGAGATCCGTACTGGATCATTGCAAGATGTCACAAGATCTCCTGATTGGAAGATTGCCATTGATGAAATCAAGAGAGAGTTTCAGACTACAGGACCAATGGCTGCCTTTGATACAGAAGAGCAGACACGTATCTCTCAGGCTAACAGAGAACTATATAGGCGTGTACTCGATGGTGAAAAGCCACTGGAGATCATCGATGAGATCAAGACCAAGTACGCTAAGAAGCAAGCGGTCAGAGCATCGAAACCAGCTTGGTTGTTAGGCACTGATGAGAATCCTGATTGGGAAGCAACAGAGCAATGGCTTCTGGAAAATGCAAACGCAAGTAACGATATGGATACCTTTAACGCTAGATCTAAGCGATTAGAGGCGTATCGTGAGTCCTGGAAAGCAAGGAAAGCAAGATAATGGCTGGACGTTTTGGAAAACCAGATTTCGGCAGTGATCTAACGGGTTACAGGTATGGCTTGCCTAAAGAGGATGGCGGTACTGGAGAACGCTATCTCCCTAGAGATCCTAACAGGATGACCGATAGAGAGCTGAGGGAGTGGGGCGTAATGGAAGATCGTGGTCCAAGTCCTAGTGCTAGTGAACAGAACCGCTTAATCAACAAGAAGATAGGCAGACAGGCAGGTAAGACTGCAATCGTTGGGGCAGCCGTTGTTGGAGAAGATGCAGAGGGATCTGATGACTTCACAGAGGATTACAATAGACGTTATGAGGTTCGTCAGTTCAACTATGGTCCTGCTGGACAGATCATTCAGAAACATACTCCACAGCCAGAGCCATCTATGGATTGGGTGGAGGTTCCACAAGATCTAATTGCTCCAGGGAGCAAGGAGTACCTAATGCCACCTCCTCCTCCAGAGGGAGAGCAACCAGCACAGGAAGTTCCTGAACGTGGCATGGTTGATAGAGTGTTAGATATTCTAAACCCTCAGAGAGACAGGGATGCAGATCTTCGTGGAACGATAGAGGATATTGTTGGTGACATTGCCCGTCCTTTTGTAGAGAGTCCGGTTCCAGAAGCAGTTGCCCAGGGCGTTCTAGTAGATGCACCCAATGGCGTTCTAAGTCTTGGAGAAGAGTTAAATGAGGCTCTAGGCGCACCTTACATAACATGGGGTCCAGAGGGCATAGACTTCTCTGAGAGCCTTCCAGAGGGCGCAGAACCATTGCGTGTTCCGTCCATTATGGATGAAGGCACACAGGCTCAAGAAGTAATTAGGGGCTTCTCACAGTTCTTCTCAGTCTTTGGTGCTGCCGGAGGTATGAGTAAGGGTGCGTCCATGCTTAAACAGGTCAAGGCAGGCAGCATTGCTGATGTCCTGTTTGATCCAGAATACGGCAACTTATCCACACTGCTCCGTGAATTAGATGTTGATAACTCTCTCACTCAATATCTGGATAGTAAGGTTGGAGAAGATGCTGATGCCTTTGCGAAACTGGAGGGTAGAGCCAAGAACATCCTAGAGGGTGCAGGTCTTGGTGTCGTACTTCCTGCTGTTGTTGCAGGGTTTAGGGCAGCCAAGAGAGCGGATTGGGGTCCAGCAATCAGAGATTTCCTAGATAAAGGTACTGAAATAGCGACAGGTGGTGTCGTTAAAGATGCTCCAATGGAGGAGAAGATAATTGCTTATCATGGCTCCCCTCATAAGTTCGAGGAAGTAGATTTATCCAAGATGGGTACTGGGGAGGGCGCACAAGCGTATGGGTGGGGGTTTTATGCGGCAGAAAATCCTACAGTAGCAAAAACGTATACTCCTAGAGATTTTGATGCAGAAGAAGAAATTATGAGTCTGTATAAAGGGGCAGAAGCTAAGAGGGACTATGAGAAAATGGAGCTGTACGAAGCTGCATTGATGCACGATACCCCTGATGAGATATTAGAGCGATACACTGTTGCAGAGGGGTATGACAAATCTATGCAAGAGAAAGCAGAACAGGTTGCTAATACCTTGCGGAGAATTGACAGCAAGTCTGGGCATTTTTATGACGTAGATATTCCAGATGAGAAGATAGATAAAATGCTT